AGAATAGTTATTATAGTTTCCGTGTTAAACCTTCATGTATGGCTGCAACCTCAATGATTAAGCCCTGATTAGAATCAGATGATTCCTTAAATGAAAAGTCCATTTTTGAAAAATCTGGAAGTTTAACTGTGAAATTTTCTATAAAATCGAAACTCATTAAGTTCTCCATATACGCATAATTCAATTGCCTGAAATATATAGTAATTTACTTTTATAACATTAAACAATTTTATATAAAGATATCATATTTTTATATAGTTTTCAAATTGTGATAAGTTCTCTTTGGTCACCCATTTGTTGGAATTGGGACAAAAGATTCTCGTGCATTATGTGAGCAGCATATATATAACTTGCACAATATAAAGAATATCCCTTTATAGCTGCGTTCTTTGACCAACCAAGGTCCTCTCCTTGAGAGTGCACCTCATAGTCAATATCATTATAAATCTGTTTAGACATCATTTTAGCTGCCATTATTATATCAGATTTAAAGTAAGTTCCCAAGGGATACTCATTTTTTCTATAGCCCCTAAACTCTTTTTTGTCTATCCAATTCATAACGCTTGGATAATTTGTATCAAAAGGAGTCATAAACATTAAAGGACTAACAGCGTCTGCTCCATTAGCAACATGTGCGATTAGTAGCTCTAATGTATTTGGGTTCTTTAATATTATATCAGAATCAAGACTAAAGTAATAATCAGGCTGAAGTTCTCTTACTCTTGAAAGAAGAGAGTTTCTAAGATTGACCATATTTTCATACTTTGAAATAGTCCATTGTCTTGAATTGTCTTCGTGATTGTAGTGAGGTATATCGTTTCGTTCCCTTATTTCAAATAAAGGAATTTCAGGATGATACTGTCTCCATAGCTTTAGCATTGCTACAGTTGCTTTATCGTCTGGTGAAGTTTCAAAAATGAAACCAATTTTACTCAGAGGAATAGATTGTCTTTCCAGTGCTGCAAACCAAATTGGTAAGATCCAATCTCTTTTATAAATTGGACATCCTATTATTAGCTTCATTATTCTACTGTTTGTTTAGAGTCTTCTTTTACTTCAGCTGTTTTTTTAGGAGATACTTTTTTATCTTCAACTTTTTCAACAGCTTCAATAACTTCTGCTATCTCAACAGCTTTTTCAACTGGAGCAGATACTGCTACTGGAACTTCTACAATAGTGTCATCTTCTGAAACTTCTTCCATAGCGTAGTCAAAAATCTCCATCATTCCGTCGATGATATCGACCAACACTTGGAGTGCCAAACGTGTTTGACCATTCTCTACTGCTATCTTAAATCCTTCGACAGCATCTTCTTTCAATAGATACTGCTTTGATATATCTGAAACTATTTTAATTGACATTTTTTTCCTCATTTACATTTTCTTGTTGTTCTTGATCTTCTTCTACTATTACTACATTATACTGCTCTTCGAGAAGATTTTCAACCATGCCAATCCAAGTAGAATCTGATCTCTTAATATTGGGTGAAGTTAGTCTACCCTGTTGATTTTGCGGTCTCATTACATTGCCTGCACCTTTTCTGTTTGATGGCATGTTTGTTTGCCCCTTTGGTGCTGGAGTTTGTTTGTCTCCATCCTTGACAACATCTTTGCTAGTTTGAAGTTTTGCTTGAGTGTCTGCTTGTGCGGCTCCGACGTCAATTTGGACCTTACCTTGTGCTGACATGAATAAATCATCATTATCAACTTCCGGATTTTCGCCCAGTTTAATTCTTGCTTCTTCCAAAGTAATAAGAGAGTTTACATACTTTTGTATTATATGTGTTTCTTTCTTGACTTGAGTGTCAACATCTATTTCGTTAAATTTAAAGTAGCATCTGTCTGATATGGATGACTCAGTTGGATTAACTAGCGGATCAAATCCACCTTCGAATAGTATTTCATTAAAAATGTTTACTCTTACCATCTCTGCAAATTGCTTTTGGAAATGCTTAATCTTATCGTATAGTGCTGTATCTAATCTCTCTGAAGCAGATCTATTGCCACCGCCCATGCTCATTCCAAGGTGGTGTGGTGCAACTCCTAGACCTACTGCAACTCTTTCCTTAAAGTGATTTAAGTAGTTTGATGCATCAAGTGCTGCATTTTGAGATCCTATGACTTCAACGTCATGTCTAAATGGAAGGATTAAACCGCCTTCAGCTCTAAGGTTCTCAATCTCTACTGCTGCTTGATCTATTTCCTCTGGCTCAGCTGGTTGATCTGCTGTTCCAATTCTATACTTATAAAGTGGGAACAGTTCTCTGTGCACTAAATTTTGAATATCTTCTTCAATCTGTCGCAATGCAACAACGTCGTCTAAAACGTTTGCCAAGAATGGAGTACCAAATATTCTTCCTGGTTTTCTATCAAAGAATAAATGTATAACACTTTCAGCTGGCCACTTAGGATCTCTGTCCGTAGGCGCATACGTCATTGGATTAGTTCTTTGCAAATATGCTTTTGGCTTATTATGCTTATCTCTTAAGATTCTTGCCTGCTCAGTTGGTATCAAATAATACCCAACAACTGGCTGTGCAGCACCTACTGGCTCTAATGCCTTAGGAAAATATTCTGCTAAATCAGCTCTAGCTTTAACTATAAATACGTTTGAAAATTTAAATAATTGATCAGATAAATCAATAAGAAAATCTAAAAACGGCCTTCTCATAGCCATTTCCATATAGTCTATTCTCTGATATAAGTAGGCTACAGCTTCTGGATTTTCTCCAACAATTTGCCAACCCTCTTTCCAAAACAGATCCTGGTATTTAGCCATGGCCTGCTTGACATACGAGTCAGTATCTATTGCCTGTATTATTCTATCAAAGTTATATGGAGAAGGTTCAAAGTTAGTTCTTCCAGTGTAATAATAATTGACGCCACGATAGCCCAAAGCAAAGGCTGCGACCCTCATTGCTTTGCTGAGTGATCCAATCTTATCTGGAGATAGCTGAGCTGATTCAAAATCAAACTCAGACAGCTCAGACTTCTGGAAGGGTAAATATTGACGTAGTGCCATAAGCTAATCAGCTCCAAATTCTAAAGATAATACTGTATAGTACAGTTTATTATACTTTAAATTCAGCTTTGTCTTTCGGACTCTTGAAATGTCTTTTTGATAATAATATCTTTAATAGCTTCAAGCCAGAAAACTGTCTCTGGTTCTGTAAAATCACTCTTGTAAGAAAGATTAGAATTAGTAATCTTAATGGTGATATTCATTTCCTTTTCAGCTACAAGAGCTTCTTCTACTTGCTCTGCCAGTTCTTCTGGTAATACTGATTTCTTTGTCATTATTTTACTCTCTTTACAGTTTCTGCGGGCATATCAAACCCGTCTGATTTGTCTTGACTTTGTTGAAGTTGCATAGTAAGCTGCTTAATTGTAGCGTCTTTAACTACGACTTCTGTTATTAGAGCTCCAATTCTTTCCTGGAAAGATTGGACTATAAGGTTGATGTCTAAATTTGATTCATTCATGGTAATTATTATACCAGACGAGATTCTAATTCATCAACTTTTGCAGAAAGTTCTTGAATAGCCTTAATAGCAGGAGATATAAACGCCAAATATGACAGCGTTTGTTCTGATTCAGGATCATCTGGATCATGTTGCCCCCATCCAGAAAAATCCATAGAAGTCTTGCCAAGATCTGAAATAACTTGACGAACCTCTTGAGCAATTAAGCCATAGTGTCTGCGCTTGCCGGGAATAGTATCGCAAATCATATTTTCATTTTCATCACGCAAGTAGTTACCGTTGTCATCTTCTCTTGGAATTTTTTTGTGTGCATTTTTAAAGTAAGATACGGGTCTAAGCATATTGATGAAATCAAGACCGAGATCAGAATCCTCAATTGTATTCTTTGATCTCATATCCGACTGGTCAGCAATAGTTCCTACATAATAAATATTATCCCAACGGTAAACACCTAAGCTGGGGTTGGTGACGACACTTAGATCAGATACAGCATCTGCATATGGATAAAATGAAGCATTCCAGCCTGCATATTGCCTATTTTGAAATTTCATTCCGTTTACTATAACATTATCATTTGTAGCTAATTTTAGATAACCTAAAGAGGTACTAGTGCCGACCAAGATTGAGCTGTCTGCAACAATGCTCGACCCATTAATTGTTGTTCCATTAATTGTTCCTGCATTTATGGTTCCAGAAAATGTAGCAGAACCTCCACTTAAATTGAAACCAACTGCATTAATTTGAACGCTTCCATTTTCAAACTTAATCCACTGACTTCCGTTATCTGCTCTTAGGTAAACTTCACCGCCATCGCCTCTAATGAAGCAGCTTTGAAACTGTGTGTTACTATCAGGACTTAAGTTCAACCCTTTATAATAACCTCCACCAGGAACCATTACGCCAAAGTGTGCACCTCCAGAAGTTATAGTTCCACTAAAATTTCCACCAGTTGCATTAATTGTTCCACCAACTGTTAAATTTGTTCCGTTAAAATATAGTTTATCTCCTAACGAAAACCTACTGGATGTGTCTACGTAAAATGGTGTATTAGCATTTGCATATGTGTTTGCTCCTAAGTAAATGCTGGAAGTTCCAGCAACCATTCCACCAACGGTGCCGTTTTGAACTACAGTTCCATTGATAGTAAGAGATCCCGATCCTGCGGGATTAAAAAGAAGATATTTACTACTATTACCTGTTCTAAAATAGCCACTTGTAAGCCACTGATTATTTGCGTCAGAACCTAATTGTATTCCACCTACAGATCCAACTGCTGTTGTAATAGTTAAACCAGTAAAAGCTACTCCAGAAGAGTTTGGTACTGCTACTCCAGATTCAATGGTTACATTTGATCCCAATGTTATAGCAGGAGCTGTAGTTGATCCGTTGAAGTTAATGCCATTTGGACCACCTATGCTTGCCCTTCCGTCTCCTTGGATGAACCATCCAGTTGTTGGTGAAGCAAAGTTGTAAGTAGATGATTTAATAATAGAAGTTGCTCCACCTAAAGTAATTTCATGAGCCCCTAATGTTCCTGTAGTAATCTTGGCTGCAGTTAACTCTGATATATATTGATTTCCAATTAATGGCGTTGCACCAGATGAAACTAAACTGGTATATGTGCCAACCGTTCCAGCACTATTAACTACAGCAACTCTTCCGTAATATGTTTTAGGAGTGGAATCAGTAGAGTTAGTTACTGAGATTGTAAATACGTTA